CCTCTCAACAACCAGACGTTGAGTCAGGCTATGAACCGAACGATTCAAGCGAACATTTTTACCAAGCCTGGGACAAATGGCTATCCTGATAAGAACGCAGTTAAGTCTTTCTTGTCGGGTAATGCTCAGGCTCAAGCACCACAAGCTCAGGCCCAAGCTCCACAGGCTCAGGCTCCACAAGGTAATCAGCCAGTTAACTGGTAAGACTACTGCTGTTGGGTAACCCTACAGGGTGAGGTGGCATCCTGAACCAACGCCAAAGAGAATCTCAACAGCACTTAGTACTTCTCTTTGGTGATCCACCGCTTATTAAAAAAGGAAATGATTATGAGTATTGTTTATGACGATAGCAGTCACTGCTACTACGCAACATGTCGGATCAATGGGCGTGTCTTCATGGGATTCTCTCCCAGCAGAAAAGAATCTATAGAGTTCTGCTTGGAGTTAGTTAGCGATAAGGAGAAATCATGATCGATGAAGAAGAAGTAAATAACTTTCTGTTTGCGGTCCAAGGACTTATGGGTGAGTACCAAACAGAAACCTTACCCACCGAAGATTTAATTCAGGCGATCATGAACTTGGGGATAAGCAACGCTTACATCTTTGCGGAAGACCCTGATCAAGTTGATTGGAATATTAGGATGACTAAGAAGGAGGCGTTAAAGAAACGTAAAGAATTAGACGATGAAATGGAAGGGCAATTTTTATAAAGGTTAAGAGAGGCTAACCATGGAACTTAGAAACTATCAGAAAAAAGCTTTAGCAAAAGCTCACTGTTGGTTTAAAGAAGAAACAACTTACCCCCTGATCGTACTACCTACTGGGGCAGGTAAGACAGTTGTCTTTACAACATTGATCAAAGAGCTATACCTTGCTGACCCAAGCAAACGATTCCTTATCTTGGCTCACCGCCAGGAACTTATCAGTCAAGCGGTTGATAAGCTGATCACTGTGTGGCCTGATGCCCCGGTTGGGATTCTTGCGGCCAGCTTGAAACAGTTTAATCATACAGCGCCCATCGTTGTTGCTAGTAGAGATACGCTGGCTTCAAAGAAACGCTTAGAGAAATCATACCCATTCGACTACATCATCATTGATGAGGCCCACCATGTTGGTCCCCAGATGAGCAGCCGATACCGAAAGATCATCGATCACTTTGAAGAGATAGGTTGCCCCAAGATCATGGGTGTAACTGCTACGCCCTATCGTATGGGGCAGGGATACATCTATGGTATGGATGATCACTTCTTTGGGGGCGTAGCTTACAAGGCTACCATCCCACAGTTAATCAAGCAGGGTTATCTATCTAGGCTGTCATCGTTCAAGGTAAACAACGATGCCGTCATCGATGCCTCAAAGGCTAGGGTCAAGTTCAAGGGAGGTGACTATCGTGAGTCGGACCTTGAGGCGCTGGCCATGGTAGATGAAACCATCTATGCAATCATTAACGATTGGTTAGAGAAGGCTTACCTCAAGGGCAGGAAGAGCACGGTGTTCTTCTGTGTCAGCGTACTTCACGCGAATAAGATGGCGCTGTTCCTGAAGAGCCAAGGGATTAGCGCAGCCTGTGTGACGGCTGAGACTCCTATGGATGAGCGCAAATACATTCTAGATGGGTTTGAGGAAGGCAGGGTCAGTGCGCTATGTAACGTAGCTGTGTTGACTGAGGGATGGGACGCGCCTCGCACTGACTGTATCGCATTGCTTAGACCTACCAAGTCGCTTGGCTTGTACGTTCAGATATGTGGCAGGGGTATGCGACCTTGGCCAGACAAGGATGATTGTCTTCTCTTGGACTACGGTGGAAACATGGGCCGTCATGGCTGCATCGATGTCGCTAGACCTGAGCGTAACAAGAAAGATGATGAAGCTACTGATGAAGAAAAGATCTGGATATGTGATGAGTGTCTGTCGGTCAATGACATAGATGATAAGAAATGCAGGGAGTGCGAAGCACTCAAGCCACTGCCCCCGGTATCGGAAGAGCTTGAGACTATTAAGGATGAGGTCGGAGCATCTGAAACAACCATCGCTGCAGAAGGTAATGTGCTGTCGGATGAGTTGGGTGAAGCTGACATCATTGAAGTGCAAGAGGCAGTGGAGTTTGTTCGCGCTGAAAGGGCTGTATCAAAGAACGGTAATGACTACCTGAAGATCATGTTTAAGACTGAGGAAAACTACTGGCCTAGATCTACCGCACTCATGATGACCATGAAGGGTAAGCCTAGGGAGGTAGCTGAAAAGAAATGGAGGATTATGTCGAGAGGTTTTGATCTTCCGTACAGCATTGATTCAGCGGTTCACATGGTGGACAACGGCGCACTGCTTGAAATAAAGAAAGTTAACCTAAGAAAAGAGGGGAGGTACTGGAATGTCATCGGAGTTACTTTTTGAAGAGATGGATAAGCGAATAGCTGAAGACAACGATAGGTTCAGGGGTCACATGGGGATGAGTGTGATCGGTGGTGATGATGAGCGAAAGATATGGATGGACTTCCGCTGGTGTTTACCATCTTCATTTGAGGGCAGGATGCTCAGGTTGTTTGACCTGGGCAATCACATCGAGGATCAACTGGTTCACTTCATCAAGAAGACTGATGTGTTCGATGTCTCTGCAGTAGATGGTAATGGTGATCAGTACCGCGCATCCTACCTAGGAGGCCACTTCGGCGGGAGTTGTGATGGCTTTGTTAAGCGAGTGATTGATGAAGACCCAGAACAGGTGCTTGTCTTTGAGGCTAAGTCAGCCAACAACACTAGGTTTAATGCGCTTGTTAAGCTGGGAGATTATCAGGCATGGTCTAAGACATATCAGTGGCAGATACATTGCTACATGGGGTGCTTTGATCTGAAGAAGACCATGGTTGTTGTCATGAATAAGAACAACAGCCAGATCTATTCAGAGATCATCGACTTCAATCCAGAGATATGGGAGCAGGCTCAAGAGAAAGCTAAGAAGATCATCTCTTCTGACAAGCCCGGCGCTGGGTTGAACGAGACTGATTGGCGGTTAAAGAATGAGACTGAACAGTACAGGGGTACTTACCTGGGCCATCGCTTACCGCCGTCAGTTAACTGCAGGAACTGTCACTCCTGTAAGCCTGATATGGAAAGCGATAAGTCAGCATGGCACTGCAGTAGATTCAGCAAAGACCTGACCCTCGATGAGCAGAAGCAGGGATGTCGGGATCATCGATGGAATCCCAACCTTGTTAGGGCAGATCTCATCGAGGAGGAATGTACTGATGATGTTATGGCGTACCGTGCTGGTATCTTTACGTTCTACAATGTCACGGCAGATAAGCTGGGTGATAAGCATTTCAGCAGCCCTGAGATGCGTGAGCTATCCAAGATAGACTATATGTTTACCGGGATATCTGACATGGAGAAACTAAGAAACTTCTTTGACGGGGAGTTCGATAACCTAGAGAAGGTACAAGTTATGGACGAGGATAATACTCCGTTCTAGGTAACTCTCTTGGATCAACAATGATCTGGATAACGAGCCCTGGATACAGGGCTTCGACTAACTTCTTCTTCAACGAGAACACTGCCGTTATAATCCCCTTGGTGTCCTCTACAATGACATCTTCCCCGCACTTATACCTGAAGTCAGATATATATTTGCAGATCCTCTTGCCCTCTACAACGCACTCGTATGGTATCTGTACCTCAAGGTCATAGATGTAGCCTTGATCTTCCATACCTTTCAGGATTTTGTACCTAGCACCCTCAAGCTTAGAGTCGAAGACGATGCCATCGTACTCAACCTTCTTTGCAAAGTACTTACTCTTACGCTTACGTTGAGGGATCAATTAGATTCCTAATAGTTTATTTAATTCTGCCTGACGTAATGCGTTTGCACCAGCACTTGTATTTGTTATTGGCCCTGGAGATGGTGGTATTTCTAGCTGTGGTTCAGTCTGTTGTGCTTGTTGAGCCTGAACAGCCATTGCTTTCTCCCTAAGATTTTCTAACTCACGGGCTTTAGCTTCTTTGTTTTCTTTTTCCTGTTGCGGCATAAAGGATTTTCCGTATCCTTCTCCGTATAATCTTCTCATTTCTCCAAAGTCAAAAGGGTTAGACATCTTATTGTCTTGGGCCTGTATAGCAAGCTTTATTGTTTCTGAAGAAGGATAGAATGGTTTGAACTTTCCAGCCATAAGAAGAGGTATGTTAGAAGTCTTTGCTTTCTTTAAAGACTTTATTATCTCGCTA